GGAAATTAAAGGCCCGCGCAGCCAACAAAAGCGCTACTGAAACCGTTGTTGAAACACCAACATGGATTCCGAAGACGGTTGCGTCAGTTGAGACGAAGACGAGCGATGTAGTCGCCCCAGCCCCAGTCCTGGGTGCCCCCAAGGTAACTACAGTAGAAACTGATACCACGGTAGCACCCAAGGTGACAAAAAAGACCGTTAAGAGTGTCCGAAAAACCACAAAAACTAAGACGACTGCCACCAAAAGCACGACTACTGCTGCTGACTAAAAAATAAACAACTTATAGGCACTGAGTTTTGCGTCTATGTTTACTATTTAGGGAGTAGGGGTACCTATGCATGCCAACAAATCTTAATCCAAAATCCACCACTAGTGCCGTCATATTAACGAGCACGGGTAGTGCCAAGAAGGTCACTGCCGCGTGTCCGATTGGGTTTTATACCGGATCGGTCAACTTCTTAAGCGGCGCAAGCATGCAAGTTGCCTATGTGTATAAGAAATTAGGCGGCGATGTAGTAGATATTGAGCTTACGCCGGGAAATGTGTACGCTGCTTATGAAGAAGCAGTCCTAGAGTACTCTTATATCGTCAACCTACACCAAAGCAAGAACTCCTTGTCGGACACACTGGGTGATACCACAGGGACGTTCGATCACCTAGGCGCGCAACTAACGGGACCTACGGGTTCCAATCTGCGCTTCCCTCGTTTTCAAGTTTCCTATGCTCAACGCGTTGGAGACGGTGTTTCTACGCTTGGGGGCTATGGTGGAACGACCACCATTTACTCCGGCTCGATAGTACCGCGCAAGAATACTCAAGACTATGACATACAATCGATTGTAGAGACCGCTAGCGATTCAGGCAAAGATGAATCCGGAAACGCAGTGGAATATGCTGGCAAGGTAGATAATGATCGTATTTTCATTACGCGAGTATACTTTCGGTCTCCACGCGCTATGTGGCGCTTTTATGGATATTACGGAGGCGTTGGAGTGGTAGGCAATATGTCTACCTATGGGCAATATGCCGATGATTCAACGTTTGAGATCATTCCAACATGGCAGAATAAACTTCAATCAATCATGTACGAAGACTCTATCTGGACAAGAACGTCTCATTATTCATATGTTCTTAAAAACAACAAACTCAAGCTTTATCCCAATCCGAGCTATTATCCGTTCATGAGTGATAAGATTTGGTTTGAATTCTACATCAAGAAAGATGCAACAGCAACAGGTGCCGGCTACAAAGACGGAGTGAAGGGTGTTAATAATATGAATACGCTCCCTTATAGTAATATTCCTTTCCGAAATATTAACGCCATCGGTAAACAGTGGATTCGAAAGTATGCTTTAGCGGTATGTAAAGAAATGTTGGGACAGATTCGAGGAAAGTTTACCTCGGTTCCCATCCCAGGTGACAGTGTAACACTGAACCATGCAGAACTTTTAAGCCAAGCAAAGGCAGAACAAGCAGAACTAAGAGACAAGCTGGTAGATATGCTAGCAGCAATGGAATACACAGAATTGATCAAGAAGGATAGTGAAAAATCGGAGGCAACGGCCGCAACCTTTAAAAATAGCCCATTGCCAATTTTCGTGGGGTAAACTAAATGGCAAACGAATGGAAAAGACCAGCACAGCCACCACCACCCTTATTTTTAGGTAAGAAAGAACGCGACCTAGTAAAGCAGGTTAATGATGAACTTATTGAAAAGGTCATTGGTCAGCAGATTCTTTATTATCCTATAGACATGCAACGGACAGACTTTCATGAGCTTTATGGAGAAGCAATAGAGAAAACATACCTTCCGCCTGTGAGGGTGTTTGCACTCGTTGAGTGGACCGAATATGCCACAACCTATATGGCAGGCGCTGGCATCGATAAGAGTTGGGAAATTAAGGTTCACTTCCACAAGCGCCGATTAGAGGAAGATCAGGATATGTACGTACGCGAGGGGGACTTTGTTTTGTACGGCGATTACTATTATGAAATAGTTAAACTAAGTGAAGATAAAAAGCTCTGGGGTCAAGTGGATCACGGATTTGAGATCTCTGCCGTATGTAAGAGAGCCAGGAAGGGATTGTTCGATGCTACCTGATAATTTTGATTTCACACTGCTGCCCGATCTCCCAAACACAGGCTCCGTCGGATTATCCGAAATCGGAATGTTAGCCTCCACCTTGGAAGACATAGACTATTGTATGGTATCTTGGGTTAAGAAAGATTTAGAATTGAGCGCCAACACTAACGAGGGAAACGTTGCTGTCCCTGTGCTGTGGCAAGCGCCCGAGAGATCTTATCAGATCAAAAATAAAAAACAGTTACGAGATGATGCAGGTGCCCTTAAGCTTCCTCTTTTGAGTGTCGAAAGGACAGGCATTACCAAGGATCCCGAACGCAAAGGCGCTTATCAGGCACAAACTTATTCCAGCAACAAGGACGGTCGCACCGGTCGCATGGTGATTGCTAAGCGAATTGTTGAAGATAAAACTCGAAACTTTGCTGTGGCAGCATCAATGAGAATGCTCCCGAAGAACGTGGTGCAACAAAAGTTCTACCCCCGCACCAACAAAAAGGTGGTAATTCAGACACTTTCTATTCCGATTCCTGTATATGTTAATGTAGATTACAAAATTACACTCAAAACAGAGTACCAACAACAAATGAACGATTTGGTGGCACCCTTCATTGCGCGCACCGGACAAATTAACTCCTTTGTGATGAAAAGAAATGGACATTTATACGAGGCATTCATCGATCAGGATTTTAAACACGACAACAACATTAACGATCTTGCTGAAGATATGCGGATGTTTTCTACCGAGGTCTCCATCAAAGTATTGGGGTATCTTATCGGCGAGGGTGAAAACGATAACCGACCACTGGTCAAAATAGAGGAAAATGCAGTTGAAATAACCTTTCCTCGGGAATCAGTTCCACTTCCTGGCCAATCGAGCTTTATCGAGGATTAGTTCCTGAACTGGAGCCAAAATTATTTGTTTCCTTCAAGACTTTTGAAAATGCGTAAACTATTTACTGTTGATTGATTCTCAATTAGACTATTTCACGCAAAGAGGGTTTCACAAAGATGTCTGTTAAAAACTTTAAGTTTGTATCTCCTGGCGTTTTCATTAACGAAATCGACAATTCGTTCATTCCGAAGACACCAGATGCCATTGGTCCTGTGGTTATAGGACGCTCCCGCAAGGGTCTCGCCATGCAGCCCATTAAAATTGAGGCTTATAGCGACTTCGTCAACCAGTTTGGCGACACTGTTCCCGGCAATGCCGGCGGCGATGTTTATCGCGAGGGAAACCTACAGTCCCCCATGTACGGGACATACGCAGCTAAGGCATTTTTGAATGCCGGCGTGGCGCCGCTTACTTATATCCGCCTCCTCGGACAGCAGTCCACAGAGAATAACGGAAAGCCTGCAGCTAAGGCTGGCTGGCAAACCATTCCGACCCCCGTCGCAGGCGGCGGCGCCTATGGTCTGTTCCTGATTAAGTCTTCGAGTGTCACGGGCAATCACCAGGGCAACCTGGGATCGATGGAATGCGCAGCGATTTGGTATCTTAACAATGGCACCATCCGGCTAAGTGGTACCGTTTGGGGAATGGACCCCGCATACACCACCGCATCTGCAGGCGCGGTCATCCTTTCGGATAGTCAGGGTGTCTTCAAGATGGCGATTAACGGCGCCGCGCAAGGTGAGCAGACATTTACATTCAACTTTGACGACAATTCACAAAAATTCATTCGGCAGCAATTCAGCACGAACCCCCAACTTGCGGGAAGTGGCAGTTATTATCCCACCTCGGCGGAAATTGATTACTGGCTTGGCGAAACTTTCGAACAAAACGTTCGAGATGCTGGCGCTGTGGGGAGCCAATGTCTAGGGATTGTCCTAGCGCTCGGTTCAGGATCGGTGGGTGCACCAACCGTAGGTCCCGCAAAAATGAAGGGACAAGAATCCCGTGAAGGCGTCGCAGGATGGTTCATTGGACAAGACACAGGTATTGCAACAAGCTATAGACCCCAAAATATGCAAAAGCTTTTCCGCCTCCAGGGCCGGGGACACGGTGAATGGCTCCAGAAGCATGTAAAAGTTTCTATTGAAAATATTAGACAGTCTAATACGACAGTCACTGAATACGGAACGTTTTCCGTGGTCCTACGCAATATCAATGATACCGATAACAACATGGAGGTCATTGAGAGATTTGACAATTGCACACTTAACCCAACTGATCCCAGTTTTATTGCAAGAAAGATTGGAGACAAGTTTAACAAGTGGGATAACACCAATCGCGTTCTTAGAGAGTATGGTGAATACCCCAACCAATCCCGCTTTGTATATGTAGAGATGAATGCAGATGTGGAAGCCGGCGCAACAGAAGATGCGTTGCTTCCTTTTGGCTATTTTGGTCCTCCCAAATATGCGGGACATTCAGTTGGCGCCAATACCGGCTCGAAAGTTTATACAATGGTAAAGTACAGTGGCTCCTATGCCGGCTTTGCGCAACCTCGCGCATCCTATCAGTTAAGGATTAGCGGCGGCGTTAACGCCGCAACGGCGAACGGTGGCAGCGGCGTTGCCGGCGCTACGTCCAGCCTTGGAAAAGCCTTCCTCAGCGCGTCCTCATGGCTTGCTCTAACAAGCTCTAACGGCACCGCCAAGAAGTATAGATTTATTGGTGGGTTCCTCAAGACCCCTGGTACCG